GTCGTTATGTTTACCTGCAAGTTGATATTGACAACAGAATAAAATTATTTGGCTTTTTGCCGAAAAGGGTTCACCAAACTTGCAGGTTCAATGGTGGCCCTTTTTCTATTTTATAAATTGAATCTGCATGAATGTTTAATTATAAATCAAAACTTGGAAATACTCAACTCGATAGAAATATCACAACGCATCAGTTGATTAAACTAATAAAAGACAATCCTCAAAAGGAGATTATCAGTCAAATCAGAAACAAGAGAAGTTCTGATGACAATACTTATAAAGCATTGAAAGGAAAATTACCTGTCTTTGCTCCAAATGCGCTATTCAATAATAACCTCAATCAATCCAACTTCATTTCTGGCACCGGTTATTTCTACCTTGATATTGATGATTGTGAAAATTATGGTTCAGCTTATGAGCTGAAAGAATCTTTCCTCCAGAAATATTCCGACAAGGTTTATTTGTGTTGGACTTCTGTGTCCCTTGGTGGTATTGGTATTCTTGTAAAATTAGATGACGTTTTGTCGCAGGTAAATGATTTCAATTGCTTGTATTATTATTTAACCAAAGAAGTGTTTTCTGATTTTAATTTTGATGATAGAGCTAAGAATGCTAATAGAGTAAATATCATTTCTTGTGATGAGAATTTGTTTATCAATAATGACTCTCTGATTGAAATATCTAATGTTGATTTAAGTATTTATAGTGAAATACATGATGATAATAGAGAACAAAAAATAATTACGAGTGCTAAACCTAAAAAAGGTATCATACAAGACTTAATAACAACTTATACAAATAACTCTTATACGACACCTTTTCTGAGTGAATATTTATTACTGCATACACATATTGATTTTGACAGGGATGAGATAGTGAAGATAGAAGACGTCGGCAATTATATTGACTGCAGGGTATTTTACAGGATACCTGATACCTACAAGAGAAAAACATTTACAAAAATAATTATAGGGCTGCTGGAGTTAAACGGTCCTAACCATTTAGGTGCTATGTTCAACTACCTGAAGTGGGTCAATGACAACAGGACGACTGAACGGATGGAATACCAGAAGCTGGTTGAACTATTTGACAGCGTGAAGAAAGACTGGATTAAAGGTCTGTTTAAGTTTGCAGGAAATAGGAGGTATATACATTTCAATCCATCAATCAAAAACCTGAAAACGGTTAAGGATAAGTATAGGGGAGAACTTACAGGTCTCGCAAGAAAGCTAAAGACAAAGGCCAGTATTGATGCTGCAATCGGAATACTGGAAGAAAATAATGTCAAACCCACACAGGATAATGTTGCCAAACACCTGAAAATATCTATATCTACTGTCAAGCGCTACTGGAAGAAGATAGTCGTCGACAGGGACGATATACGTGAAAAGGCAGATAAAATAAATGAAGATTTCAGACGAAACAGGGAACAGAAATACAATACAAGCTATCTGCATGATGGACATGAATTAGAAGAATTGGATTATGGCATATACGAAGAGATAGGAGAAGTATTCAACAGTGGTGGTCAGGATACTCAAATTCAAGACGAAACTATTTCTGAGTATAAATGCCAAGGATTGGAAAAAGGAGACGATAACGGAGCCCGAAACACAAATCACAGAACACCGCTACAACACCTAAAGACAGGCAAGGTCAATGCAGCCTGATACCAATCTGTTTTTCTCTGTTTCCATTTACCACAGTATTTAAGAATAAATAAGATGGTTAATGAGTACAGATAAATTTAAAGACGACTTGAAGTTAGGACAGGAAGCAGAACTACAGTTCGCACAGTTAATGACTGATTTGGGTTATACAGTTGAATCAACACAAGACAAGGGAAGGTTTGCGGATTACGATGTCGCTGCAAAAAATAACGGGACTATAATCCTTTTTGAAATCAAGAAGGACAGGTGGGCACATGCTACGCAGAATGTAGTTGTTGAAATAGCAAAGAGAATTGACGGGGAAGAGATGCCATCAGGTATTTCAGAGACTAAAGCCGATTTTGTTGTCTATCAATTCTACAATGACAATAATTTCTACGCAATACCTACAGCACAACTAAAGCTACAGGTTGCAATGAAAAAATACAAGCATCAACTGTATGGCGGTGACGGACAACGGTCCAAGCTCGTAATGTTTGACTTGAAAGAGTTCAAGAACAACTGTGAGATTATCAACAAAGAAACAATGGCGAATTAATGGAGAGAAAGGAACTATTTGAACACATACAGAAGCTGCTACCATTAATCAACCAGTACTATAAGACAAGGAGCATAAAACTTACAGCCGACGAAACGTCACTTATAAAGCTGGTATGGGAAAAGGGCATCATGAGAACAACATTACAGACATCCTGTGCAACATGCATTACCTATGCGATGGACGTTATTTACAGCTTCAACGAGAGGGAGTATCCAAAATACCTTAGGTCAATTGACCCGGAACCAATAGAAACAATCGTTGAAGAAATACAGGAAGAATTTGCGAAGAAGGAAATGGAAGAACAAAAGAAGCAGGACAAAAAGCGGAAACCTGCACCACGAAAGAAAAGCTGATACAAAGGGCGGTAGCAATACCGTCCTTTCGGCTATTTAAGAGTAAAGGTTAGACCAAGTGGTCTAAATTATAAACCCTATCACAATGAACTATGACGAACAAGACGACGACCTAAAGCCAAAGAAGAAAGCCCCAAGAACCGCTTGGGCTCCCGGCGTTAGCGGAAATCCTGCTGGAAGGCCTAAAGGAACAAAGAACAGGACAACAGAAGAAATGCGTAAGCTAATACAGCAAGTCATTTCAGGACAACTTCAAAATTTCGATACCGACCTTGACAAGATGAATGATTTCAATAGATGGGTCGTAATCGATAAGCTAATCAAATACTTCATGCCTTCTCTTACCAAGACTGAAATCGAAGGTGAGCTAAATACGGAGATGAAGATTACAGTTGAATATGAAGACACTAAAAAGGAAGACAGCCATGATTAATGCCGGAAGTAAATATAAAGCTACCGAGACCCCATCCTGGTCAGTTAAAAGTTATTCAATCGAAAGCAAGGTATAAAGTACTTTCATGCGGACGTAGATGGGGCAAGTCTTTGGTCTGCATGATTATTGCCATTACCGATATGCTTGCCGGTAAAAAGGTTGCATACGTCACACCTGAATTTGGCTTGGCAAAGGATTTTTTCGGGGAGTTCATGAGGATGCTACCTAAGAAAGTCGTAGCGAAAAGCAATAAGAGTGAGCTAAATATTGAACTCGTAACAAATGGCTCAATCAGGTTTTTCTCCGGTGAAGCACTGGATAATTTCAGGGGTCGTAAGTTCCATAAAGTAATCATCGATGAAGCTGCTTTCATATCAAACCTACAGGAAGCCTGGAACCAATCAATACGTCCTACCCTAACCGATTACAAAGGAGATGCACTTTTTATTTCAACACCAAAAGGCAGGAACTTTTTTGATGCATTATTCACCAAAGGTAAAAATGGTGAGCAAGGTTACGAGTCATTCCATTTTACGAGTTATGACAACCCTTATATCGACCCGCTTGAAATAGACGAAGCAAGGGCAACCGTAACACAAGCTGCATTCAGGCAAGAGTACTTGGCCGAACCAATGGAAGACGCGCAGAACCCGTTCGGCATCGATAATATCAGGAAGAACATCATCAGCAATTTACCGGATACGCAGATTGTTGTTTATGCAATCGACATCGCTAAGTACAATGACTGGACAGTTGTTACAGGCTTGGATGTTGATGGTAATTTATGCTACTACGATAGATTCCAGCAACCATGGGAAACGACTAAAAATAAGATTAAAGAACTACCATCAAACGTACTTAAAGTTATAGATGCAACAGGTGTTGGTGATGTAATTTTTGAAGAGCTACAAATTGACGTCACTAATATAGAGGGGTTCAAGTTCACGGGTGAGTCTAAACCTAAAATCATGTTTGAATTGATTAAGGATGTGGAGATGGGTTTAATAAAGTACAATGAAGAAATAGCCAATGAGATGTACACAATGGAATACAAGTACTCTTCGACAGGACATCTGAAATTCCAAGCTGCCTCAGGCTACCATGACGACGGAATTATGTCGCTTGCAATGGCAAACCATTATAGAAAAGACTTCAAGCTGATTACAAATTGGAAGCTATATGAATTGAGTATTTAATAAATGAAAGAATGGATTACGGATTAATAGAAAAAATACCGGGTAGCTGGGAAGAATTTAAGTTCAGCGACTACCTAAAAATACTGGATTTGGAAGTAAGCGAGGATGATGAGTTTGATGGTAGCTTCAATGGTATCGACAATACACTCAAGGTCATAAGCACTTTGACTGATATTTCAATTTCTGAACTTGAGGCTATGGAGCTACAATTGATAACATCAATGGCAAAGAAGCTTTCTTTCATGGTGGACTTACCTGAAACAAAAAACTACAAATCAAAAATCAGTTGGAAGAAACTTGAAGACGTAAGCTATGGTGAGTATATAACCTACGTAATGCTTGCCAAGGAGCCATTTAAGAACCTGAAAATATTTATCAAAGCATTTTCATTAGACAGCCTTACTGATGAGCAGATAGACAACCTGAGCATGATGGAGGCGTATGCCGCTTTTTTTACATTGAACAAGTATGTCGGGAAATCCATGAGCAGTATGGCACGCAAGGAAAGGATGAAACTGATAAAGCTGCTGTGGAAGGAGAAAATAGTACAACCTATCAGGCAGAGGTTCTCGCAGAAAAAAACGAACTAAGAAAAACCTATGGTTGGTATCTGCTTGCTAAGGAAGTATCAGAATACACAAAGCTCACATACTTTGAAGTCATGGACAGGTCAGCAATCGAAGTATTGGGGGTTGTATCAATCATGCAGGCACAAGCTGAAATAAACAAAACGAAGTAATGGCACAGAACCTTTCAACGGCAAGCAAGAAAGCAATACAGCAATCAAAGCTCAACCAACTTGACATCTTAGGCGAAAGCAAAGAAAATTTTGAAACTGGTTTACTATCAACAATCGAGAATGTTGCAGGTGATTTTATCCAAAGGGTAATCGATAACATACAACAGGAAGACATGGTGGTAAGCGGCAAGATTGCAGACATAAGGCTACAATCCGAAAATGGTGAAGTCAAGGTATATGCAAATCCATGGTTGATTTATCAGGACAAAGGTGTCAATGGTTCAATCGTTAAAAGGTACAACACACCATTCAGCTACAAGGACAAGATGCCACCTGTTGAAATATTCAAGGATTATATCAAGGCAAAGAACATCCAACTACGAAACAATACGACTTACTACGGCAATGCTTCACCTTATGCCAATCTTACTGACGACGAGCAGATAGAGAAAGCTGCTTGGGGCATGGCAATGAAAGTATTCAGGGAAGGTATCAAACCAAGGAATGTATACACGAAAGAATTAGACCAATTGGTCCAAGACGTAAATGAAAATGTCGGTGAGTTCGTAAAGGAAAACATCTCGCAACTGCTGGCACCAAAACAACCAATAAACATCAACATCAATTTATAATGAGCGTCACACTGACTATGATACCGCAGAGGATAACACCGGCAGCAAATACCATCAACTGGTCATTTGGCTCCAACCTATCTTCAATCGTGTATTTCGACGTAAAGATTTACGAGGCATCTTCAAGTGGTTTGATTGCTGCATTGAAATACCACACAACCCCTGACAAACCTAATGGCGCAACCGTGGATATATCAGGCATATTAAAAAGCTATGTACAGCCTGAATTCAAGGACTACACAAACAACCTCGTCGATACATTTACCAAACCTGTTTTCAAGTATTACCTGACTATTACCGAAAGGTACCTTAGTGGGAACAATATACTCGTAGGAGCAACTTTTACATCTTCTGTGTACACTATATTTCATGCAGAGCTTGACCGGGTTTCATTCCGTTATTACAGGGCTCCTGAATATTTGGTAGCAGCAGGAAAGACAATCAACTTCATGACGACAAAACCGAATAAGGGTTACGTAAACTTCTACTCAGATGAAGGTCTATATTTTCTCAATGAATCCTTTCCAAGCTTAAGGGCTTCTTACAGGTTCTATGATAAAGCTGGTACAGAAATATTCAGTCATGACACACTTGTAACGGCATCCACAAAATTATTGCACAGGATTAATTGCAGTCCTTCATTTCTTGCGAGTGAGTTAGGAGTTGAATTTGAAAACGTGTCAAGCTACAGAGTATTTCTTTCGGACAATACAGGAACAATACTATCAGAAGTGAGGGTGTTCAATTTTGTTGAATTGAATTGTAACCAGATTCCTGTAAACATCTATTGGCAGAATAAGTACGGAGGCATAGACACCTATCAATTCATCAATCCTATACAGGACTTGCAGGTGAGTAAAGTATCAGTAAAGAAGAACCCTTACAGGAAAACATTTATTGGAAGCATAGTAGATACAGACAACAATGTATTCAATGCGGTTGAAGAAATAATAAACTCCAATGGAACGGTAAACATGACTGTCAACACGAAACAGTTATCCGACAAGGAAAGTACCTGGCTTAGTTCGATACTAACATCAAAGCGTATATGGATGAGGGCACAAATGGATTTCTATATTCCCTTGACACTTGTAGAATCAAGTTACCAGGCAAGCCAGAGGAAATACCTCGATACACCAAACACAAAGAAATTTACATTCAAGTTAAGCGAAGGAATGGACATCGATTTCAGGGCAACACCAATAAACACAACACCGGCAGTCATAGCAGGCGCAGAAGCGGATTTCTATGTTGCATAAAATGAATAAATGAAAGCATTAAGGATAGAGAAAATAAACTGGCAATCTGCACCTGACGAAGCACAGGCAATCACGGTTTCCTACAGAAGGTCATCTGACCCAGACATTCCTGTAAATTATACAACAGTAAGCTCAAATGTGAACGTTGCAATCGATGGAACGGTTTCACCTGCATTGGTATTTGAATTGCCATTGGAGAACACGCAGTATGTAATCAAGTACAAAGTAAATGCAGGTGGCGCAGAATTCACACAGACAGTAACAAGCCCTTGGAGCTATACAATTGGTAGTTTCCTTGACAAGACATACCAGGCAATGCCTAACATGCAGTATACCATCTATGAGACAGGACTAAGGGACAGTTACCTTCCTGAGCACATCGGTTTATTGCATGAGTTCAAATCATCTTTCGGTGATTCATTGGAACAGTTTGGAAATGCACAATACACTTTACTGGACAACAACAAGGGAATTGAATTCGTGAAACGAGCAAATGAAATCGGTTTGAAGTTAGATTCAAATGTGACATCACTTTATCCAGACCCAACAGAAGATGAAGGTAACAATGAATTGAGCTTATTGGGACACGATGGCAAGATGGCTTACACGATTGGTATATGGGTACATTTTGATTCAACGGAATTTGCACAGACAAATACAGACGGTAAGCTTTGGTTATGGTATTCAGGAAACCCTACAAATCATGTCGGCGCTTATATCAATACAGCAACAAAGTATGTGCATTGGGTACACAAGAAAGACACAGTTACGGAGGAAAATATATTGGACCATGCAGTCGAAGCAAACAAATGGATTAGGATTAATTTCAGGAGAGATGGCTTAAACCCTTCTGATGGATGGCTGAACCAGATGCTGATGAAGATTGACTCAGGTTATTATTCACCATCAACACCGACACTATTTACTGCTGCAACGGACTACGAAGGACTTGTATCAAACCCAATCTATATAGGTATGGGTAAGAACCAATCAACAGGGAATATCATGGTAACACAAGGTGTCTATAAATATTTCTATTACCGTCAATCTGTTGTTGACAATGGTTTGCGTGAAAGGGTGCTTAATCCTTTCTATCCAAGAGTTGTGGTGCAGAATGTTGATGGTACAGGTGAGTTCACAATAACACCGGAATACTTCGTAAAAGTGACAAACAATGATGCTTCATTTGTATTCCCGCATGATACACCAACAGGTTCAAAAAAAGTGTTCGTAAAGACATATTCAAATGAACGTGCGCCAATCTTTATGGACATCATACCTTTCACAAAAGACAGTACTGGTTTTGATATTGATTTTACTACAGGAACTTTAGCATCAAACAGGGAAATGGTTACAGATAAGTTCTATGCTTTACATAAGGCTTGGGGTGGCTATGCAAATGGTGGTGTGGTTGCTGAAAACATTTATGTACAGAACAATAATTTGATGCTTGAATGTCATGGTGATGTTTACGATGGTTCTACTGCTGGTGTAAACCGTGATGGTACAACAAAAGTGCATACAATACAGGATGACCCTATCTGGGGAACAGACCCAAAGTTCGGACAGAATTGGACAGAAAGGACTGGTGGATGTATCGTATCAAAGGACTACTTAGGTTTTGGACGTTACCTCATTAGATGCAAGATTCCAAATGAATTGGGTGTTGCTCCTGCATGGTGGACGTTCCATTATGAAGAAGTTTACTTGAATACACCTGACTACGAATTACTGCAAAGTGAAGGACTAAAAAGACAGGGAAATTTTGCTGACGGTTATTACATCGTAAGGAACCATGAAATTGATATTGAGCAACCTTCGCATCTTGCAATGGGTGTGTTCAATGGCTGGTTAGAATTGGAGAACAACGTTATATTCTATGATGTCAATGACAAATACCACATAGGCATACAGAACGATACAGAAGCGAACAATGGATTATGGAGATTGGTAAATACATCCGCTCCTAATAACAGGGCTTCATGGACCAAGGTAAGTACTTTTATTGCTGAACGCGGTAATCCTGATTATGGCAATTTAAAGTGCAATACATGGATTGGTGAAGGGGGTTTTGGTAACGGTTGGAGATTTAAAGACCCGATGATTCCTGACTCACAGAACGACGAAGAATACCTTGCTAATCTCACGCCCATTGACATCATGGCAAATGATGGTGAGTATCATGACTACGAATGGAGATGGTACAAAGATAGGGTTGAGTTTTACTTTGATGGTGAACTGGTACAGACGAACTATGCATTTATTCCTGACATACCTTCAAGGCTTACGATTGGTAATTGGTTTCCATCATCAACTTCAAATAGTGGTGCATTTGCTCCTTGGAAAGTAAACCCTGCAAGTGCATGGGCTGGTTCTCCTGCTGACTGGAACTTCCAGAAGATGGTTGTACAGAGGATTTTATTTGAACCTTATGATGATACAACTGCTGGTGGGCCTAACAGGTTGATTGGAGAAAGCTATCCGTTTGATGGCATCAAGGAAATAGGATTATAGTAAGTTATGCTTTGTCATGATTTTCGCATACTTTTAAACCGACCAACAACAACCAAACATGCAGCGAAGGATAGAAAAATTACAGGTTTTGTTAGCTTCAACTGAAACGCTTGTCGACGAATTGACGCAGCTATTCAAGGAGGAATTCGGACGAACCATTGAAACCCACATAGCTGAATTCAGCCGGGAATCAAACCGATTAGAAAATCTTTCCAAGGTAAAAGATGGACTGAAAATACTCAAAGAGGGTGTTAACGGTCTGGCAAACGACAATTAAAAAGAAAGGCCGCAAGCAATTGCGGCCTTTTTTATTGACTAAGTGGTAAATAGTCTCCAATGGTACACGGGATTCGATATACTATTTAATTAAATGCACTCTTAAAAATTCAAAACATTAAATTTATACGCCGCAATAAACAGGCTCAAAATGGAAGAAGGTAGGGAAAGGGTTAAAGCACTCCTCTTGACAACCGAACAGTTGGTTGAAGAACTCGAAACATTATTTGTGAAACAGTTTCAGTCGTGTATAGATAGCCCAACGCCAGATTGCGAAAGGGAATTCCTGAGGATGGCACATCTAAGCCAGATTGATATAGGTCTGAACAACGTAAAAGAAGGATTACTTTCTCTGACCAACACTTAGTTTTTGAATGGCTGCAAGCAATTGTGGCCATTTTTATTTTTAGTCAACTTGGTCTAATAATTTTCAGCAAGTCGAACATTGCTTCAACATCATCAAGTATTATATCGAAGTTTGTTGGCAAGCCTTCTCTTTGATTTCGTAGGTAGTCGATGAAAATAATAGTCAAGCTGTCTTTCATTCTTTCAAGAGAATATTGTTGCAGAAATTCATTCAGTTCCATGAGGTGAAACTACTGGGTCATTTGACCTGCACAAAGTCGATTGCGAAAGTTTAGTATTTTATTCGTATATTCGAAATACTCTAATGGGTTTTATGAAGCTCGAAGGAGTAGTTATACTTTCCATTCGTAAATCAACTAAATGTTATTATGTCCAATATATCTATCATAGATACTTCAATCGAAGATAAAATCAAAGAAGAATTGACGGCGTCTTTTCAGAGCAAACGGCAGAGAATTTTCTCAAAAATATTTGGTGCAGCTTTGGGAAGTATACCTTGGGTTGGTGGGTTCCTAAGTGCTATGAAAGATTTTAAGTCGGATGAAGCTCAGGTGAAGAATAATCTTTTATATGAGCAGTGGTTAAGCGAACATACAATCAAAATGAAAATTCTCGCAGAAACTCTAATGGGTGTCGCAAAACGGCTCGAAGACTTTCCTGATGAAATTAACGAAAGGCTTGAGAGCGAGGATTACCTTCAAATCGTAAGAAAGTCGTTTAGGATATGGGATGTTTCAGATACATTTGAAAAACGTGACTTGATAAGAAAGTTACTAACTAATGCCGGAGCCTACAAATTAGTTAGTGATGATTTGATAAGACTTTTTCTCGACTGGCTTTCCTTATATCATGAAATTCACTTTGCCGTTATAAAAACGATTTATCAACAGACCCAGGTTACCAGAAGACAAATCTGGAGTGAAATTGATGGAAGTATTGTTAGAGAGGATTCTATGGAAGCCGATTTATTCAAAATGCTTATAAGAGACTTGAGTTTAGGAGGTGTTATTCGGCAGCGTAGAGAAATTGATTATTATGGTAATTTCATTAAAAAATCAAAACCAAAGAACACTTCCCATTCTTCTACGTTGAAATCCGCTTTCGACGATGGAGAAATCTATGAACTAACTGAGCTCGGCAAACAATTCGTCCATTACACAATGGATGAAATTGTTACACGCGTAGGGGAATAAAACTGTATAACTACATATTTCCAAAAAAATCTGACAACGTAATTTTGAAGTAATTACAAAGTTTTGAAAGTGTACTTACGGAAAGATTATTCTTTCCTGTTTCAATCCTTGCAACGTGTATTTCAGTTTCGCTATATACTTCGTCTTGTGACACACCTTTCTCTTCCCTAAGCTGTTTAATCTTAAGGGCAATCTTTTTTAATAACTCTTCGTCTCTCAGTTGTGCCATTTGTGAAAGCAAAGTCGGCATAGCTTAGAGAATTTGTACTGACAAATTCGTCAGTTTTTTATATTTTGCGGCATAATCTTTTAAGAAATAAACACTATGTCACAAAAAGACTACAGACACGAATTAGACATTAAGGATGTCGCAAACCACTATCAGCGTGCTTTTGAACGAATTGGAAAGCACTACACTACAAAATACATGACTGAGGAAACAATCGGCGTGTATGGAAAAACCTCGTATGGACTACAGGGCGTTGAAATCCAAGTTCAATTGGTAAAAAGTAAGACGGACAACTCAACCGCTGCTCGAGTAATCGCCAAATCAGGGCATCCTGTTGCCTCAGATAGTGGGATAAAGCGGCTAAACGATGCATTTGAAATTTATAAGAATGGTAATGAATTTGAAATTGAGCAATTAGAATCCAAATCATCATTCCTTGCTAAGCGAGGAATAACAAGAAAGAAACTTGTACTAACTATCGCAGCATTAGTTTTCATAATTTGGTTGGTCGCTGACTTTAGAGAAGGAACAATTTTTGGCAATTATGAAACCGAGAGAGGGACTAATATTCGTCTTATGCCTGATTCTACATTTGCATATTACTTCAACTATATGGGCTCGAACGTTGAAAGAAAAGGAAGATTCAAATTTGACAAAGAAAAAGGTAAGCTTTACCTACACTACATAGACAACTATTCAGATGGTGTAAGCGACCATGTTCAATGGGATGTTAGCAGAGACGTTGGCAAGTTCGTATTGAATGGTGAATTCAGGCAGGAGTCGGAATTCTAATTTGCAATTTAATAGCACCACAGATTACATTAGTCTGCTACACTTGCGTAAATATTTCAAATTATGAACGCAAACGATTTTTTCAAAGAGTACAATTGTACCGAAAATTATTACAAACATTTTTCAGGGCTCGTTTACACAGATGGTGTACGAGCCCTTTGTATTGAGTGTGCTTCTTATTGGCTGCTTGATGTTATTGGTAGCTACCAAAACTCATTGAAGCAACAAGAATTTCAAGTTTGGAAGTTGACCAAGAATGCAGATGATACAGCAGTCATAACTTGTGGAGATGGTAATGATAATATTCTTGTTGGTCAGAAGATTGAATTTACTGATTTCAAATTTGACGTCGCTACTATATACGTTGAGAACAATGTTATACTATTACCTTCTGAAAGATAGGCCATGCAAGAAATACAAATCAATACAATAAAGGACGTTCAGGATTTTGCTCAATTGCTTTACGACAAATACGATGTTGCATTTCACCCTGACGATACATTTCATGACTATGTAAACGAAAAAAATGAGTTGACCTTTTCAAAAGAAGATGCAGACTATTTGGATACAGCCATGCAAAAATGTTTTGGTGTTTGTGAAGCTCTTAATGAAGATGTATATGAAGTGTGCGGAGAAATTCAACGGAAAGAATTTACGAAGAGAAAAATAATTGTCCATTAGTGTATTTTTTTTAAATTGTCCAAATCCATTTATTTTGTACATAAAGGAATGAAATGAATACACACATAGAAGAATACCTAAAATACTATGCAGACTTGGACAACCCACAATATGCAGTTCTTTTAAATGGCAGTTGGGGGTCGGGTAAAACTTTTTTTGTGAAAAAGCTGAGTAATCTTTGGATTGAAACGACTGCTAAAGAGGAAGACATAACCCTTGAGCCAATCTACATAAGTTTAAATGGCATATCAAAGCTTGCTTCAATTACGGAAGCAATAAAAGCAGCTATTAATCCTTTTCTGTACTCTAAACCTGCTAAAGTATTGGGCAAGTTATTAAAAGCTGCAGTCAAAACGGCAATTAAATATGATTTTGATACAGACAGTGACAACAAAAACGATGGGAGTGTAACTTTCAATATTGACGTGTTACAAATCTTTAAAAATGATAATCCTGAAATCAAAGGTAGACGAATTCTAATCCTTGACGATATAGAACGATGTAAGGTTGAGACAAATGAATTGTTCGGTTACATTAACAATTTCGTCGAACATTCCGCTTGTAAGGTAATATTGATAGCAGATGAAGGTAAAATTAAAAAGGATGACAATTCAGCATTTCAATATAAAGACATAAAAGAGAAGCTTATCGGACAGACCTTCGAGATAGTGCCAGATGTCGAAAGCGCCCTAAATTCATTCCTCATGGAAACCATTCACGAATTGGACCTGACAATTTATTCTGACATGTTGAGAGAATTGTTCGCCGCTTCAGACTTGAAGAATTTGAGAGTCCTCAAACAAGCAATATTAGACTACTCAAGACTTCTCAAATTAGTCGCTGATAAATATCGTCAAGATGAACAGTTTGACCACTTCGTCAAAAATCTATTATTTTATTTTACATTAGTGTACACTGAGTTTAAAACAGGAAATGAAGATATCGAGCACTATCAAAATTATTTATTTTGGGGCGACACTCCCTCACCAGGAAAATTGCTTGACGACAAATATGATGCTTTGTTAGCTCGCTATAAGATTTACAATTCAGCTTACGTTTTGTCGATTAGTGAGATACTAAGTTATATTAAAACAGGCAGTATTGACGTCCAAAATTTGAACAGTAGCTTGGAAGCAAATATTTTTTTCAGGAAAGAAAAAGAGAAAGATTGGGAAACCTTATGGTCTTGGCCTTTTATCGAGGATGACGCTTTGGATTCACTTCTTCCAAAAGTTTGGTCGGATTTTAAAGAAGGGAAGATTGCATCTGTCTCAGAGATATTCCATCATGCTGGCATTTTTATTTCGTTACTAAATGCTAAATTATTTAGCGGGACCTCGAAAGCAGAAGTTGTGAAACTATCTAAAAAGTCAATTTCTAAAATATTGGAAACTTATGTTGGAGAGCATAAGGAAGAGTTCATTTATGGATTTATGAATTCGTCTTGGGGCAAACAGTATTTATGTTATGAAACCAAAGAGTTTATAAGTATAAAAGCACATTTCGATTCGGAGGTTCAAAGACAGAATGAAGTTTGTAAGCTAATGCTGGTTCAGAAGTTGTTCGATTCTATAAATGATGACAATGTTTTGCTGATTTCAGAGGATTTACAAAAAATAGATGCTGCTGCGTACTCAGTCAATCCATCTCCAATTTTCAACAAAATTGACATAAAATCTTTTGCGTCTGCGATTCGTAACTTAAGCAATCGTTCAATAGATTATTTAAGGGTATGGTTTCATTCCCGATATCATCCTGAAGAGAAGTATACGAACGTTATTCTTAATGAGCCTATGAAAGATGAAGTTGTAAATTTAAAGAGACTTAATACACTCGTCAGCAATAAATTGGTTGGCCAGCGATTAAAAAGTCGAATGCTTTCCGAATTATCAAACGAGCTAAAAAAAATAATCAAAAAATTAGACATGATTCCTACTGCTCTACCAAGTGGCACTCATTCGCCATCCTTGGAACCGAAAGTATAACCCTGAACACAACACCACTTAACCTGTCTCCTGTATCATCAGTAAATGGTTGGACATTAATATTCATAACAAAAGTAAAATCCTCGTTCTCTTCAAGGAAAGTAAAGAAGTCATTGGCAATGCTTACAGCGTCGCTGATGACTTCATCTTCATGGCCTTCTACATTATCATCAACCCTGTCACCAATGCTGATGCGGAATGAATGGTCCATCATCTTTCCATTTAAGCTACTGTCAACAAATTCTACATTTACCGAAACAAAATCCTTGTCATTAATGGCTGTGTAATTATATAAATCACCCCAATAGAAATGTCTTACCTGTCTGTGCGACAGGAACCAATTCTTCAATAGTGTCTTTATTTGGTTTAGGGTCGTCATTTGTATCAATTTTCTAAGAACCAGCCTGAAACAACACCTGCATTGTTCGATGGCTTCTCGTCTGTAATTTTTTCTTTCTTCAAGTATTTTATTAAAATCTGTTTGTATGATTCTGTTTTGTTGTCGTACACGTCTTTGGCATATTCCAATTCATCAGGGCTCACATTGGTAGCAGATGAATCGTTCAATTTCAGAATGCCTTTATTGGTCAATTTATAATTTGCAGATACAATCCAATCCGACAAACTTGCATAGATGAGATATGGGGCTATGTAGCCGTCCAATAATTCTTTTATAGTGCTATCTACAAGGAAGGACGGATTGGTCGCGATATTGGAGACCGTATCAGCAACCGTATTGTACAGCTCATTTCCAAGTACAGATTTAAGGTAAAGGTTCTGTGCATCCCATATAATTGCGGACAAAATTTTGTCGTCCGTATTCATCTCAAGGGTGCTTTGTTCCTTTACCTGCTTTGCCGATATAAATAAAACTCTTTTGCTCATTGATTATTTGTTAGGTCATTTGACCATCTGGTCTATTTTTTTCTTTTTACAACAACTGATTTAAAGCGGTGACGACACGAACTTGTTGTCTTATCGGTTTCTGCATTGTGCCAAAACCCACCACCATATTGGAATACAGAGTAACCGAATATTGTGCTCATGGATTGTATGTCTTCCATTGAATAGTACTTATTGTTGCTGATTAGTTTCTTACAAAACCCTCTGCTCGTAGGCAGCAATTCAGGACCTGATGCTTCGCTTCTCTTTACGTAATCGTACATAACAAATACTTCGTCGGAGTTTGGTATTTCAGTTTTCGTATCCTGTTGAATACTTACCTTATTGTCTTTTATTTGAACTTTTACCAAGCCAGAATCATTCAACTTCGTAAGCATAGGTTTCAATTCATCAACTGTCACATTCAAACCCGCTTCTGATAAACCAACTACGATTTCATCTAAGCTATTTCCATTGATATTATTTGCAACAAGCCAGCCAGAAACATCCTGCTCTAAATCAAATTCCATCTGGAACAAATCAGCTTCCTCTTTACTGAATACATACCTTCCGTTCTGTACGATTTCAAAGTCGTCTTTATGCAAACCGAAATGGCTTACCTTATCAAAGTCCTCATCAGACAACTCTCTTAAGTTACCCTTGGAGTTTTTTTTTAAGTCTTCTTCGATTGGTTGTTGAATTGATGGCTCTTCTTTTTCTATTGGGTCAGCAAGTAATCTGTCACCGTTTGGCAATGGTGGTAATCCTGCCTCTTTCCTAAGCTCATTGATTGTGTAGACTTTCTCTTTCAACGTCTCACTAAGTCCCGTATTGAACAAAGGTTTGTCCGTAAACTGTAATTCTTCTGCAATCAAATCAGAACCTGTGAACAGTAAATTAAATGCAGCAATCAATTCAGCACGCTTACCACGTATGTACGTGTTCTTGAATATTTCATAAGCAGTTTCCATTTCTGTTGCACCGCCTAATTGTCCTTCAGTTTTTACACCTAATAGCATTGGACTTGTAACTTGGTGTCCTCTATAAATGTCGTCAGCAACGTTCTTCAATGTTTCGACATAAGCCTTGTCCCAATCTCCTGGCGTAAGGTTCTGTACTTCCGCTGCTTTACCGTTTGAATTCTGGAAATCAAGTAAAAGTTTGTTGCCATTTTCACCGGTGTAATTTTTCTTGATGGAATCCAGTTTTTGTTGTGCAACATCGTCCGTAATATTTGAACCATTGAAAAATGTAATCAAAGTCGAAACAGAAAAATGATTTCGAATATTATTGTAGTTGAAGTCCCTGATTGCAATATCCGTCTTGATACTCTTTAAGCTGCCGTTATATTCCGGCATCGGATACACAGAATTAGGAGAAGGGAAGTAACCATCGAAGAAAAATATCTTACTCGTTTCATCAGCATTATTCACTTTCCATCTGTCATAAACAATAGTGTTCTTTGACAGCTTCCAGTCTTCGTTGAACCAAAATTTTGTCTTTGATTTATTGGTCCTGATGCAATGAGCAGGTACGTAATGGTATTGGATTGGTTGGTTGAGTGCATTATAAATAACCTCTACAGCAAAGTAGTTGAATATCAGATAATCCTTTACCAGCTTACCAACGAAATCAGTAAATGTATCGGATGGGTTTACTTTACCATCAACGCCTTTACCACTTTTTAATTTTACGCCATCGCCAATGATGTAGGTTGCTTTCGCATTTCTATTGATGCATGGATTGGACTATTGGCATATAAATCAAGCAGGAAATAAGGGTAGTAGTTATCGTAACCATAGGACACCATTTTCTCTTCTGATTGATTGGTGTTCTGAAATGGTTCAGGCAGTTTCTCCCTGCTGAAAGTGAGTACTTCCAGTTTGTCTTTTGGTATGATTTTGTTCGTTGGTTTGCTCATTCATGGTTATTCAAATTACGATTGGTAAACAATGAAGTCGTCATCCGTTTCCTGCGGCTTAATTGCGACATACTCTACTGTTTTCTTGTCCGATATAATCTTTAAATAGCCTGTTTCCAGCAATAGGTCTGTATCGTGGTAGATTTGGTATATATAGTACCCATCATTGAAATCAATAAAATCAGCTTTTGGTATAATGAAAGAGTCGTAGCGCTCGGGAAACAATGATTGGTTTTCACCTAATGCAATTTCATGGGTTACTTTACTTTCAGGCGAGTATAACACCAAACCTAAAGATGGCGTATATGTATTCAGGTTCTCTATGATGGTAACAACGATTTCATTTGTTTCCTTTGTCTTGTCAAGTAGCAACATTTTTTACTTTAAATACTTGAAATAGATAAGCCCGGAACTGTGAAGCCCGGGCCAATAAAAAATGATAGATGAGTAGTTACTTAGATTAGGTCAGATATGATTGTAGGGTCAACCTGAGGGATGAGCATAGAATCTGTTCCGGTGAAGGTTAAAGTATAACCCACAAGGTCGCCTTGCGCAGTACCTGTACCACCTTCAATCGCAGAAAGTTCAAAGTCGCCGTTCAAACCAGCAACAAAATATTTCTTTGATTTAGTCTTGATGATGATTGCAACAGGTTGGTTCATTACAGTTTCAACGAAAGCCCTGTTCTCTGCATTCATGTCAGATAGTACCATCGTGAAAGTCTGTGTCATAAAAGAAGAGCCGTTTGATTTCTCTTTGGTCAATGTTTCAGCCAAACTTGCAGAAGCAGGAAGTAAACCTATTTCAATAAATTTCTTTGAAGCATCAAGGCCAATCTCGTTTACCATACCTGCAACGCTCATTGTGTAGACTTCGTCAGTTGTTGCACCTTCTGGTACAGCTAAGTCAGCAAATGATACTGCATAGAGTTTATTCACACCGCCAACGATGCCGGCAGAACCACATACGCGAGGTAATGCTATTAATGAAGGACATGCCATTATTGATAGATATTGTTTAGAAAAGGGGACTGTTACATCCCCTTTGATTTATTAAATTAATTATTCAGTAATACCGATTTGAGAATTCTGTACGATACCTACACCCAATGCAAAGCGGTAGTCTAAATACCATTGCTCTGTCTCCATTGAGTACTTAAGCATTGCGCTGTCAGAATCACCTTCGCCATCAAGTCCATACGCCAAATCAGAAAGCTTGGCATATACTTCTTTACCTGTACCGTTCAAGCCTGGTGTTGGAACCAAAGTAGCTGTAGTACCGTAAACCTTGAATGGCTCCGATGGGTTGAAGTAGTTTTTATTTGCAGCAGCAACAAGGTATTTGTTGTACTCTGTTTCAGAAATAAAGATTCTGAAATCTTCCTGGTTCTTGATTTCCTCAGGCATTGCCAACCAGTTGTTCTGTAATTTGGTTACGATATCTGTCGACTCATCAGTGAGGCTGATATAAGTACCATTGCCACCTACTGTAATCTGCTTCAAGAAACCATTGATGTATTTGAGGTTGTTTGCACCTGTCAAGGTCTTGTCGCCTTTCCAGATTAACTTCTCGATTTCAGCAGCGATGATAGCTGTACGGTTGTCGATAATGAAATCAACGAAACCATTTGCAAATTCAGTTTCAGGGTTCTGGCCCTTAGCCAACATGATTGAATAGAAAGTTCTGTATAAAGCCTTTGGGCAAAGGTTTAGGTTCTCTTTGATGGCAACGATTTCCATGTCCTTTTCAGAAAGAACAGGGCCTGTACCTGGAGTCCTGCCGCAACCTTCTCCAGATTGGAAACTTACGGTCTGGTCAAGCTTTAAAATTTTGTGTGTCCCTGGTTTCAAGCCAGCTTGTGCGTTACCTGTAGAAACAAGTAAGTCAGCCGTCTTTGGAGTCATGATTGCTTTAACGGCTATTTCCTGGGATTTCAGGTTTACGTACTCGGATAAATTGTCTGTATTGAATGACATTCATAAGATGATATTTTGGGTTAGTGTTTATTTTTTAGCCTTGAATAGCTTTGCGAATTCCAGCATTTTTTCTTCCCTGCTGTCCTTCACGATATTTGATTTGGTTGTCTTGCTTGCTTCTGCCGGAATCTTTGCGAGCTTCATGATGGTTTCATTCAGCTTACTTACTTCTGACTGGAATCCCTGCACGTCTTCTTTGGTTGCATTGTTGGATGCCCCGTTCTTAATTTCCTCGATTGCCTGTTTCAATGCATCGACTTCTGCTTTCAATGTTTCAGTCTCTGCTTTCAAATCTGCAAGCGGGTCAGATACTTCTTCAATAGGTGCTTCGTCTGCCATTTCCTCTGCTTGCTCCTCTACTGGTTCTTCGCCTTCGATGGATTCAATCAAACCTTCTTTTATGGTAAACTTGAAACCGTCTGTCAGTTCGTAGTCGCCATCAGGTAAAGCGGATAAAGTACCGTCCTCGTTGATGAGTTCAACCTTTCCACCTACAACCCTTTCGGAGATGTTCAGCTCTTCAGGTGCATATTTCAATTCACCCTCGAAGTGTTCCAACTGCAAGCCTTTGAACGTCTTGAAAAGCTCTCTTTTTAATTGTTTCAACATTCATGGTTGTGTTTATTTTCTTTTAAATAGTATTGAATTTATTTTCTGGAATAAGTCAAGCAATTCGGTTTCTTCCGATTGATGTTTCTGTTCAATCTCAACTTCTGCCATCTGGAATAAGCCTTCAACAGAGAATCCTTTCATCTTGCCTGCTCTTATTTCCTGCCAGATACTTTCATCGTTTACCTTGATGCCTATAACCCATGAGCCATCTGGTAACTCCAGACCTTTTGGTGAAGCCATCCCTTTTGATTCATCGGTTATGTATGATTGGAAGATGTATGAGTTGGCAGGTATGTTTGTGTGAGAAAGATTGATGTTAGACTGTAAACCCTTCTTGAAGAATACCTGCGCTATATTCCTGATTGTATTTTTTGAGAAGAATACATTGTAGCCTTGTCCTTTGCTGTCTTTCCTGAATATCTGCATGTCTGGTATCATTGCTGCACCTAAGAGTTCTTTTTTCTCGTCGTCCATTGAGAAGGTCAGGTTTTCCTGCTGCGTAGAGAACGCAAGAAAATTGGATTCAATCGCCGGACTGTCGACCAATGCGACTGCATCCACGAAGCTGTCTTTTTCTTCGTCGATGAATATTTCATAAAGTGGTAGTTCCATTCTTTTATTCTTAATTACTGGGTCATTTGACCAAATGGTCTAATTATAGTGTTGATAGATTGTTCATGAAGTTTGTCCTGTCCTCGTTGTCCTTTAAGTCCTTGTCGACTATGTATGCACGTACAGTCATGCTTTCGGGATTTGTGACCCTTACGTCCTGTGTCTGGGTTGACTGGTTCAAACTATTAGCGGATACTGTTGGTGCTGTAACTGTTGACAGGCTTGTTGGTGCCGAAATATTACCTGCTCCACCGCCACCTTTTTTGCCATTGATTTGTACTGCTGCAATTTTCTTTACTGTAGCCAAACCTGTCGCAATCACAGAAGCCATTGAAGCAACTTTTGCAATCGTACCATAAGGCTCAGGAATAGTGGTTGGGTTTCTCAATACCTCTGTTGCACCAAGGAATGTATTGATGGTTGCCTGGCCTATTGCCAAAGCTTTTCCTGCAACTGTATTTTCTCCAATCAATTGACCAAGGTTTGCGACTGCTGTACCGACTTTATTGAGTGTGTCAACCTTGTATCCATACTGCGCATCATCCAATGCTTTATCAGCTTCTACCCTTTTTCTTTGGATGTCTAATAGCTTGGCGTTGTGGTCTGCTTCCAATAGTTGCAATTCCTCATTCTGTCCCTGTAATTGTTCTTTCTTCAAGTTGAATGCATCTACTTCTGCAAGCCTTTCTGCCTCCAATACTGCAAGAACTTTTTCATACCTTGTTTCTGGTGTGTCTTCATCCGAAACAGTTTGCTCACTGGTTGTCTTGATAAGGTTTACCTGTGAACTGACAGAAGTATTATCAAGCGACTGGATTTTATCGATTTCACTTAATGCTCCATCCCTTAGAATAGCAAGCGTTTCAATCTGATTGTCTACCGCATTTTTTGATGCCTCTTCATATTTTTTGTTTACCTCAAGTCGCATCTTCTCATAGATGCCAAGCCTTTCAGTATTGGATGCATTGATATAGGCATCTACTTCCTGGTCATATTTCTTCTCGATGTCAGCACGTTGAAGGTTATAGGATTCGGTAAGCTTTGAAATATCGTTGCCATATTTTTCATAGATGGCTTTCTTTTTGTTGAATTCGGTTTCAAGGTTGTCCAAATCCTTTTGCCTTGCATTCATATTGTACTGATTGATTAGCTTGGTTGCTTCTTCGTTCAGTTTTTTTACTTCCTCATCATTGGCTTTCCTTTCTGCGACTGCTTTTTCATGTGCTGCTTTCCTTGCCTGTGAAGCTTTATCTGCCGCTGTCTTTGCTGCCTTGTCCCTTTCGTCCTGCAACTTGGTATTGTGCCTGATTTCTTCAAGCTCAATTTCCTTCTGTATTGTCTTTCTCTCGTCCGAATCCTGTTCAACTAATTGAAGTTGTCTTCTTCTGTTTTGTTGTTCTAAATCATAGGTTTCTTTGCCTGCTGCTTTCTTTCTGTCTATGTCGTCCTGCGTTGCTTCTATCTGTTTCTTGATAAGCTCTTTCCTGTGTGCATCTTCGTCACGTAGTTCTCCGCTTCTCTGTCCCTGCTTGAAATTATTTACAACGTCCGCACCTTTACGCATCTCATCGATTGACTTTTTAAAATCACCCTGTAGTAATGCGATGACTGATTTGATTGGAGCGATGAGAAATTGTACGACGGCATTGCCAACACCGAAAACGATGTTCTTTATTTTGTTGAAAGTCTCACCTGCTGTTTCAAGTGAAGGGAATAAATCTGTAACCGATTTTTTTAATTCTTTCCAATTTGAAACCAAGTATGCTACTGCTGCAACAATTAGTCCTATTCCAATTGATTTCAATGCTACGCCTAAAGCCTTCGTTGCTACCGTTGCACCTGTTGTTGCTGTTGCGTTTGCAGTCTGCGCAACAGTCTGTGCATTAGTTGCTGTTGTATTGGCCTGTGCTGCTGTCGTGCCATTAGTCAACGTAAGCAACCATCCTTTCCAATAGTCCTGTAAATCACCAATTGCATTTATTGCATCGGTCATTGCCATGATACCTTGGAGCCTTGCTATTGCTTCGTTTGCCGTTTCAGAGTTGACGCCTAATACAGTCAATGCACCTGCAATACCTTGTACACCATTTGCCGCTGATTGCGCAATACCTATGAATGCGTTGAATTTATTACCAGGGTCGAAAGCCGATACAGTACGGTTTAATAAATCCTGCTGGTCGCGCAAGTCAGCTATTGTCCTTGTTGCATTTCGGTAGGCATCTGTATTGATTTGTCCTGCTTGTTGTAAACGCAGGGCTTCGTTTGTTGCATCCCTCAGTTGTTGCCTTAAGGATGAAATTGAACTTGTATTGATGTTTGTATTACCCAAGCTCTGTAAGGATTGCTGCGCCTGCTGTACACCTTGTTGGACTCCTTGTGTGTTCGCTGATATATTGACAACTACCTGTTGGTGGCTATTGTTTCCTGATGAAGTGTTTGCCATTTAAGAATGCTTTATTCTTAATTAGCTCTGATTCACACATTACTCCCTTTAACATAAGATTTAACAACTTTTGGCGCGGTCAGTTTGTCTATGTCCGGCTATGGAATCAATGATACAAGAAGAGTTTGCTGCTTTTTGCCAAGACCTGGTGACCAAAAATGCACCTAATACCGTAACAAATGAAAACTACCTGACTACAGTACGTAAACTTTTCCATGACATGAACGATGAAATAAAAAGGTTAGCAGCTGAGAACCCCCATATAGACAGGCTTGCCGTTAACCTAAAGGAAATTGCATGGTATGTACTTGAGAAATACCGGGACGATTTTCTACTCAGGGAAAGTATCCATTAGGTCAAATGACCTTTTGAAGTATTGCCGTACTTGTTTTACTGCTATTGGTATATTCAACGCTTAGCACCTTGAAGTAACTGTAACCTTTGTCGCCCATGTCAATAAACACAGGAACCTTCAAGTCAAGGTTTGCTATGTCTGCTTCATTGAGTAAGACTTCGCACGTCATGGTAAACATATTCGCATTCGTAAGTTCAGATGTCTGGTTGATGAAATAGCTATAACCATTGTCTACGTTCACATAAGAATCATCGACGTTGAAATAATATTCCTTCGGATAACCGAAATGTAAATCAGCAATTGGAACAAGTTTACTTGGCTTGCCATCTGTGTAGGGAGTGTGGTGTATGTCACTTGCTACATCAAATAAATAGTTGGAACATTGAGCATACCAATAAGAACCAAACGTGTAATTGAACCTCCATGTATCTGTACTGCCATCCCAATTGTCGTCACCGACTTTATTACCTTCAAATGCATGTACACCGTTGTAATAAAGCAATCTGATATTCGTCTTCGTCTTCTTCTTGTCGATTAAATTTATGCCGCTTGATGTCAGGAATGGTGACATTTTGTAAGAGCCATTTATCATTACCGATGGAGTTTGGCTAAACAATACTTCTACTTTCTTTTCGTCAGTAAAACCATAGCTGTCATTAAACTTAAAAGTACCAAACGCTTCGCCGTATTTTTCTTTGTAGCCCTTATTCAAAAAGTCGTTATCGTCCTTGAATGTGAATTGGTACTTCTTAGGTATTGATAGGTTTGATTTTGCTTTAAAGCCTTTGGAATAGTCAATCTTATTTGTCCAGTCAAGTGCGTTGCTTCTTAAATGAGGTAAAGTGGCAAAGCCATAAAAATCATCGTAGGTTTCAAATATCAAATGATTGTCCCTGTCCTTGTCTGGATATACATACAAGTTGAATAGTTTTATTACAGACATTACCAGGTCATACTGCTTTATATTTTCGGGTGTCGCAGGAACAACTTTGTCACCAACTTCAATCTCAACATTGTAAAGCGTATTTGCATCCTTAGGTAATACGATAGATGCCTCCGTGATGGTGCAGTCAAAGAATAGATTTGTTTCGTTTCTTGTCAGCCTAACAATCAATTGCTCGCCTTTATTGTACTGTATATTTGGAAGTAAAATATCCGCATCAAAGTTTACTACCTCTCCAAATTTCGACTGGAAAGCCTGCTCGGCCAATACCTCAAACTCACCGACATTGTCCTTTGTGTCTTCTATTAATTCGCCTTCGCCGTTATAAGTATCCGGTCTTGTTCTTCTTGCAAATTGAATGTAGAAATACTGTCCATCAAATTCTTCTTTGTTCTGCTTGAATGTACCTTTAACCTTAATCCTTCCATCGCTGTTGAAGTTCTTTTTTACCCTTAGAAGGTTACAAATTCTTTCAATAACTGGTACATCATTCGGGTATTCAAAATTTGGTACGTTCGGATATAGTTGATTGTCTATTTCCAATAAATCAGTCACAGGAAAAGAAAGGAACTGTATAGGTGTGGTATAAATTTCTTCGTTGTAGAACCACACAGGATTGAACCTTACAGGTGTGCCACCATCGTCACCTTCGACAACGATTGGCCCTGCCATATTGAACTGCGCACCAATACCTTTCTGGTACGATGTAAATGTTTCCCTTGAATCCGGTATAAACAGCTTATTGAATTTGGAAATAAAGTCAGGACTCCCTTTGATTTCATAGGTGAAACCTGCATCTTTGAAAATTCTATTAAAGTATTCTCTCAACCAAATTGCTGGCCTGTAGTTCTGGATTTTATAATGCTCATAATTGAGGTTTAATTGCTCACCACGGAACTTTTCTCCGTAATCTATAGTTGGATATAGGTAGCCAACACCGGGTTCAAAATTCTTGGTATAAACATTGCCATTGTTGAGGTCTGTCCAATAGGTCCTACTATTGCCGATTGTATTCGTGCTTCCATCATTCTTTCCTCCCCATGAGTCAACGATTTCAAGTGCTGTATATTGATGCTCCATGTCGTTGAAGTTTAAATCGCTTACCAGCTTGTCGTCCAATACAGATTTGAAGTTGATGACTTTACCCGTGATGGTACATTGGTAAACAACATTGTTATTCTTGTCGACATCAATTTGCGTCACAATCAAATTACCTTTCAATATCAACATGCCTTCATCGTAAACTAAACAATCCACTTTTCTTATCGGCGTGTAGTTGAAGAATAATTTGTTCGACAACTTGATGTCTGTGTACTTGTTCAAAAGGAATAGATGGCCAAATGCGCTGTTGTTTGTTGGTGTGCCTTTGATTGCAATGTTCTTCGTTATACTGTCTTTTCTTGATGAAATATCGGCAATGTCTGATACAGCGAATACAGTAGAAATTTCGACATCTTCTGTGTCAAGTTGGATATGGTTGGTTGATGTATTTGCTGCAAAAATTTGCCATACAGCGTTACTCAATATTCCAGTATTTATTACACCTGAAATGATAAATTTATAAGTATCATTCAAGGCGGAATAGGTAAAATCATTTATGATGTAATGCTCGCCGCTATTTATGCGGATATACATGCCACGCTTGATTTCATAATAGTTTCCTGTCTTCAGGATGATGGTGTTTGCCGATGTGATTTCTATGTCATTTGTTCCAGAGAAAAGTAAATTGGATACAGATGATAATTGTTCTATCAAGTATACTGAATACATTAAAGTAAGTGTTGTTTCTTACTTTTAAATATCTTTACTATCCTACATCTGATATATGAAAGCCAGAATAATTATAGCTTCAATCTTGTGCGTCGTTTTGTCGCTTACCAATGCTATACTTGTATATGGACAATCAAGACCAATTCCGAATGTTGACTCTTTCATTGAAGAAGCTATTCTTTATCACTTTGGAGAATTCAGGGTTTTAAAAAAAGGACAGACTGTTCTAATCGTAAAAGACAGCCTGAATGCTACAATAAAAACTGACTATGGTAAATTCAAAATCAAGCTTGAATCCAAATCTGATATATTCAAACGTATAGGCTGGAGGTTAAATGGTAAAGGTGCATACGAAGAGACGACTGTAACTTGGTTTGGCAATGACACATGTGATGTAGACATCTATGGCCCTTCAGTTAAGGTAAACAGAGGAATACCTTTCTTCAGAAAGAAGTACATTGTTTTGACTGTTTCATGCCGAGGTACTTCCGGCTATATTCCAACAGCAAGATTCGTCTATGATTCTACTGCGAATAGATGGAATATGTATAATTATTCCGAAATCTTAAAAGCTAAATTGAGTAAAGAAGAAGAAGAAATGAGTGCTCTAAGAAAAAAATATTACGAAGAAAGAGCTGCTAAATAAAAAGACGCAGTTCAATAGTAATTTATATACTAATAGTAATTATAGTGGAACTGCGTCTTTTTAGGTATGAATGTTTATAGAAATTTCTTTCTTCAAAAAGGTGCAATTCAATAGTAATTTATAATTAATAGTAATCATACTGGTATTGCACCTTTCTCTATTTCTATAATTCTATAACTACTATAAGTATTTTAATTTAATCAATACTGTTCCAACATTGTTACCGGTTTTTATAATCTCTTTGAAATACATAATCAGAAAGCCTTTTGGATAAATATTTGTTGAATCAAATTCTTTAAACAGAATTAGACAATCTGGTCTAAAAATTATTGTGTTTAAAGGCATCAAATTCTTGTCCGGATTTTCTTTGAATAGAAATACCAAGGCCTGATATACAAACCTTGGTATTGAGAGAATATGGTATCAAAGAATCAGTTATTACATTCGTGAGTTAGTAGAACTTTTGAAAAGGCAAAACGTAAAATTCTGTAGAGTATCAAAAGGAGTCCGATGGTCTTCATTAATACATCTGAGTTTCAAAAAATGCTGACCAAACCTTTCTGATAGAGATTCCTTTGAATACTGCTTAATTTCGAGTCCGCTGCATTTTATTGGACCCTTCTCTGAAAATGTGCCTATGCAAACATGAGATGTCGCAGCGTTTGAAACTATCTGTATATATTTTTCGACTGCTGAGTGACTTGTAAGAAAATGGAATGCTGCTCTATCGTGCCAAAAGCTATATCTCTCTTCAGGCTTAAAGTCTAAAATATCTGAAACTATCCATTTTATTGATTGAGATTTATAGCCTAACCTTTCTTTCGCCCTATCAATTGCAGCTTCCGATATATCAAGAACTGTCACGTTAGTAAACCCGTCGTTTATTAAAAAGTCGACCAAATTACTATCTCCTCCCCCAATGTCTATGATGGGCGCATCCTTTTCAATGTTAGCTTCTTTAATAAAACTTAATGATGTTTTAGGAATAGCCTGTGTCCAACTTACCTCATGGGGCAATTTAGTGTTGTAAACCTTTTCCCAATGATTTTTCGAATCTATATCCATATATGTAATTAATTCTGACAAAGCTAAAATTATTTGTGTTTTAAGGCATCAAATTCTTGTCCGGATTTCTTTCGAATAGAAATGCCAATGCTTGTATACAAGCCTTGGCATTGAGAGAATATGGTATCAAAGAATCAGTTCAGGATATGATGCTTTATGTGATTGAATATTGCTTCTGAAAATTTTACCTGTACCATGTTACCAAGTAACTTCTTGATGTTGGTTGGAGCAATTCCGTCTAAACACAAACCTTCAAGGTCAGTTACCTTCATACGTTCTTCCACAGTCAATGGTCTTCCGACTCCATCCATCTTATAAAACTTATGAGCACCACCTGCTGTTAGCGTTGGGAACATCTTTCCTTCCGCTAATACAATCTTGTCAGAAAAGTCACCAGTTGAATAAGCAACAACATCCTTAAACATCGCATTGATTGAAACCTTGCTCATGTCAGGTTCTGTTGGCTTCGGAAATGATGGCAACTTTTTTAAATCCTTTCTTACCAACATCAATATGAAACGCCTTCTGCTTTGCTTGCTACCATAGTTCATAGCATTCATAATTTCGAATCGCAAGTGGTAGTTACCCATGTTTTGTACTTTTTCAATTATAGCATCGAATAAGGGCCTATAAGGTTCAGACGCTAATTCAGGAACCTGCTCCATCAAGACAACTTTCGGATTGAATAACTCGGCTACTTTCAGGTAGGCAAATACAAGTTCATTCTTCTCTGTCCAGACATCTCGCTTTGGGTTCAATAATGAAATGTCGTGGCATGGAGGTCCGCCCATCAATACATCAACAGTATTGTGCATACCGATTGACTTTTCAATAAGCGCAGCAAGTTCTTCGCGTCCTTCATTTGAAATAAGATAATTCACGTCTCCTTTCTTACCAGCCCAACATTCACCTTCACTAAGGAAGTGTTCAGGAATATTTTTACCTGCATCAGGTTTATTCAACTCAAATACCTCACCAGGAACATTCCAAAAGTCGGAACGTAAAATAGAGTTGAAACCTGCAAGCTTTGCGCCAAAGTCAAAACCGCCAACACCAGAAAAGCAACTAAGAGTAGATAGATTAGTCATAAGAGATTTGTTTTTGTTTTTTTGTTTTTAAATCTTGAAACTATTTTATGGTTAAGCAGCTATGCCGAGAGCATCAGAGTTTCCTAATCCTCCAAGCCTGAGGTTCTTTATGGATATACTAACTTCCAAACCTTTTGATAATCCATCTTTCAACTTAATTGTAAAAGTTTCCTGCGGCTTTATGTCAAGTGAATCATTGGAAAGTAGATTGGTAAATTCCTGACCGTTCAAACTAAATACTGGTGTGCCATTGTGAAATGATAGCGACAGACTTTCAAGAGTAGATGGAAATAATGGTGCGACCTTAGTTTCTTTTTCTGCTGGTTTATTGTTCTCTTTCGCTTTTTTCGCGGCTTTCGCTGCTGCTTTTTCTTGCTGCTTTTTTTCATAGATGAAGTCTTCTGCCTGCTTGTAGGAATAGTTTCCTTGATTAATCAGTCCTAATAACTGTGGAGCATTGTCACCGACATATTTTATCCTTTCGATTGTACCCTCTCCTAATCCCATCAAGTAGGCAATTTTAGGACGAGTAAACTGTTTAGGTATTGACTTGCTCCATACCTTACCATTTTTAGTTTTCAAGTATTTCTCAAGGAATTTGATACAATCATATAATGCAATCCAGTTCTTATCAAATTGTGCGTGCCTGAAACCGATAAACCTTCTTAGCTCAAACTCATCATTGATATTGGTTACATACAATTCAATTTCTTCTGCCCCTGACTCCTGTAATAGTTTGAAGTCAGTTGTTTGGGTTACTACTAAATACTGTTCGCCTTGTTTGATAGCAACAGGCTTGTCATAGAATTTATTGAAGTGATTGAAGTGGGCTTTCATCAAATCATCGGTATTGAAGTCAAATCCAAATGCCTTTACGATAGGATGGATTGAAGTTTGGGCAACAGAAACCGTTGCAAAGTCGAATGTGTACTTTGTTGACATAAGTATGAAGATTGAATTGGTTACAGATTAGGCATGGCTACGCCACACGTTTTTAAAGGATGCTTTAAAAAAGGTAGATGAATGGAAACTATTTATTGAAAAATGAAGATGCTATACCCTGTAATATTTTGAAGGGAAGGGTATGATAATTGTATTAGGCTGTATTGTTGGAATAGATGGAGTGAGATAAACCTTTTTATAAATGAATTGGGTCTTTAATTCCATGAATGGTTTAGAATCCTTTTTGGTATTAGGTTTGGATACTGATTTGGTTTTAGGTTTTGAAGCTTTTATAGGTTGTGTAGGGGCAATGTATTTGATAATTACCATGAACTGATTAGGTTTTGGGTTGCCTAATTTGTGTTTTTGGGACCAGTTGCTGTGAGAGTAAATTTTGTAGGCCTCAATGATTTCGATGGTAATTTTTTGGTTGTTTAATTTGGAGAGATTTTTGTGATACGAAGCTGCTTTTGTGGCCTCAACTTTTGTAAAATACTTAGGAAGGATTTTGATTGTAACCATAAAGAAGAATGATGTTTTAATTGTTCGCTTGCGAAATTAGGCGGGAATTCTGATGAAGATTTGAAATAAAGAAAACAAATATATCAACAGGTTGTAACCTATTTTAAACAATTAGACCAAGTTGTCTAATCCTTGTCTGTCCACTATTTAAAATAAAAATGGACAAGGTCACCCAAGACAGAATACAGCTCCTGCACCCAGCAGTTAGACAGGAAGTCACAACAATCATCAACGAAGCAAACCAACAACTCACAGGTAAAGCACAGGTAAGAATCTCACAAGGCTTACGCACAATAGAAGAACAGAATAATCTTTACGCTCAAGGAAGAACGAAGCCAGGAAAGAAAGTAACCAATGCAAAAGGTGGCTCGTCTTATCATAACTATGGTTTGGCAGTTGACATTGTACTAATCATTGACGGTAAGGAGGCATCATGGGATACAGAGAAGGATTTCGACAATGACGGTAAAGCAGATTGGATGGAAGTTGTTGCAGTATTCAAGAAGTATAATTGGGCATGGGGTGGAAACTTTAAATCAATCACAGATAAACCTCATTTTGAAAAGACGTTCGGCTATACAGTAAGCCAGTTGCTTGCGAAGCACAGCAAAAAAGATTTCATCCCATCAACCACCTACATCAAACTTTAATGAAAGAATTACTTACCCATGCGCGTACAATTTTACATAACATCTCTGATACAATAATAAACTCGCCAACAGTACTAAAACTTATAGCTTTAATCACGGCATGTTGGATGCATTTCGTAGGTATACACTCATACATCTATGCAGTAATAGCACTCACAGTAATTGACGTTGCCACAGGTATTATTGCATCAATAAAGAAAGGAGAAAAGTTCAAGAGCAGAATACTCAGGAAGGGCTTGATAGAAAAGGTATGCTTGTACCTAATAATAATGGTCTCCACTTTCATCCTTGAATCCGTCATCAGAACAGGAATTGAGTTGGAGACCTATTGGCTTGTAATGGTTGCAACAACGCTTATAAGCACTTACGAATTCAGCAGCATAGTTGAAAATTTATTGGTTATAAATCCTAACCTTACATTTTTGAAGAGATTACAAAAAATTTCAAACAATATGGCTAACAAGACAGTTAATGACGAAAATGATTAGAATACTATTCTGAATCAGATTCGCTCTTACCTCTTTTATAGACAACATCAAACAGTTTCATATCTGGCTCTTGCCAATTAAAATGGGTACGATGGCTTAATTCATAGAACACAACATTAGGTTCGACTGCGTAGGGTGAGATTTTCTTAATTGCACGAACTAATATTTGCTTGCATCTTTCCATCATTTCCTCAATTAAAGTTTGATTAGTATCCCAACCATGCACTAAAAATGGGCTTAACTCTTTCACTGATTCTAACTCCAATTTAGAGGTCTCTTCTGGTAAAATATTTCGGCTTACAAATTTGGTGTAGACAAACTCATCAAGAAACTCGGTTTCATCTCCAGATAGACTGTTTCCTAAGGATACATAATTCGCTACCCTGCATTGCTGGGATACTTCATCCCAGCCAAATAGTCCAACAAATGTTACCATGTCCAATGGCGACCCACCAACGTTTTCCAACGCGTTATTTAATAAAGCCAAATGTTCATCTCTACCCTCAAAATGAGCTAACAATTTACCCTTGGAAATATTCCCATTTTCCTCCTGAAACGTGGGTAATACTTTTGCCACCTCCTGAACGATTCTAATCATTTCAAGGTGTGAGGAATCAAACACACTTCTTAAATCCTCAATGATTTGGTCGAAGGATAAGGCTGAATCAAGCGCCGATATTTTTTTAATATAAGCTAAAATATCAGAATTTTGGTATGGATTCCCTACTACTGTGATTAGGTTTTTACTATTTAAAACATGTGCTTTTCGTGTATTCTTGCTAGAAATAAAGAGGTCTCCGTGTGTAACTTGAAAGTTAGTATCAACTGCGACAATGAGGAATTTTCTATTAGCAATATATGCAATGGTATCCATTTTTTGTCCACAAATTAGTAAAAACGATTCAATGTTAAAACTCTAACAATGTATCCGAAATCTTTTTCAACATCGGAGATGGTAACGACTTCATGTAGTGTTCGGTAACAGAGCTTGAACTATGACCCAAAGCATCTGATATAAATGTTGTTGGTGTGCCGTCTAATTTCAATCTTGTAGCGAATGAATGCCTTGCCAAGCCTAAGTTTAAAGAAACATCAAACTCCAATATTTTACCAATCGCTTTCAAGTCTCTGTTGACATTCCGAGCAAAAATATCTTTCAGGTGCTTTCTTTCAATATTGCTTTTTGAACCCCTGAAGCAAGGAAACAAATAGTCAGTCGTTTCGAATGTTCCCCATCTGTTTATAATCCGCTTTACTTCGGCATGAAGATGTACAACAATTTCCTTTGAAACAGCAGAAGTATTGGAAGTCTTACTACGATTAAACTTTATTAACTCACCTTTAATGTTACTACCCTTCAAGCTCAAAGCATCTTTCATATTCATACCATTGCATAGGTAGAGAAAGAAGAAATAATCCTTTGCTCTCTTACCACCATAACTTAAAGGCTGATAGAACCACAAACGTTTCAATTGCTCAGGGTAGAGTACATCTTTCGACTTGGTAGTTGTACCAATCTTAAATTCATCAAATGGGTATAGCTCTGCATCAATCAACTTCATTTTCATTGCTCTTCTATAGATGTGCCTTAAGCTTCGAAAATGTATCTGAGCTGTTGCATTCGCATTGCCTTTATTCAACCAATAGGCTTTGAACTTCTTCAACCATGAAACGGTAATATCTTCCAACTTGAAATCAGGATGAAACTTTTCAAAAGTGGCAAGAGCTTGCTGATAGAAAAACAAACTACCTGCTCTGTCCTCCTCAATCAACTCACCCATTTTTTCATGAAACAACGGAGCCATCTTTGTACCTGTCTCTTCGACTTTCTTTTCTTCTTGCTTTGGGTCATGCTTGAATAATTTTAAAAACTGTTCCTGCCCAATATCAGGAAAGTCTTCGAGTATCCATTTCGCTTTGTCAAGGTATACATCAATCTGTGCTTTTAATACTTTCGCTTCTTTCGGCATGGCACCTTTCAAAGAAGTCGCCTTATCAAATACCTCCCTCGTTGCATACACTTTTATACCAACCCTAAATTGAGAGCGCTTTAATGTTATCGATAGTTTGATTGGTAGCAAATCGGTATTCGCCATAGGCGTCCTTGCATCAAGAAATGGGTACACTGTTCCATTGTTGTCATTCTTTGTTCTGCTCATGATTTTTATATTTTGAGCAAGTGTAGCAGATTCAGAAATCCAAGTATCAAAATAGAGATTAGTTTAACCGAATTCTTGCATATATGCAATTTACAAATTGGACTATTGTTACTACTTGATATATTTTCTATTTTTATAGTCTAAACTTAAACTATGAAAAAAATAACCATTAGTAATCTTATCGATTTTGGACGCAAGCGAAATCAAAATTCACAATTAACCTTACTTAATAATATTAAGAAGCCAAAAAAGGAGAAAACGGATAACGAGGGAGGAGGAAACTATTGGATGACATCACTTAGTACTATCAGCGCTGTATACAAAACAGAAAACAAAGAACTTATAGAAGAAAAAATTTTGGACATCACGAATAGGTTCAAACGCGCATCCACTAAAAGGTCGAAAGACATGTATGTCAAAAATATCGAAATACTTAAAAATTTCGAGGAGTTTGAAATGAAGGATTTGAAACCGTCAACAAAGATAACGATGCTTACCAAGCCGGAAGAAAAATCCGTGATTCAGATTTGTGGATTACCTGTTCAAATTCGACCTCATCACATTTATTCCTTTGAAGAAAAAGGCAAGCCTATGGTCGGAGGAATTTGGTTTGTGGCAAAAAAAGGCGGATACTCTAAGGATGAGTTACAAATGTTCACAGATGCCATTTTCAGGTATATGTCGACACATCATTCGGAAAGATTTACAGTTCATCCAAAGTTTTGCGTTGCTGTAGATGCTTTTTCAACAAATCATTCCAGATACAGTGACATTGCCAATAATGAAACGCATTCGCTTATTGACCCGACTTTAGAAACAATAAAAAAGATGCTTGGATTATAGTGCTTAATGCATTTTTAGAAAGACTTCAGCGAATCGAAAAGTTGCTTTAGACAAGTAGATATCACCTCTACTTGTCACATGTTAAATATATATTGCATGACAGCGCGATTGCGAAATCTACGTACCAATTCTCCTGCACTATGTTCCACACTGATGCTATAAGTGAGAGAGGGCATTGCGCTACCGCATCTGATAAGAACAATATAATATCATAGCTCAACGGATTGATTTGGTAGGCAATTCACGGCAGAACAAGCTTTGTATTTCGAATTAAAAGTAGAATTATAAAGTAGTTATGTGACTCAAAATCTTGTTTTCGAAAGGGAGTGCAGGTTCGATTCCTGTTCTGGGCACATTGGTTACAAAGGAGTTACGATAAGTAGCTCCTTTTTTTGTATGTGTTATTTTGGGTCTTGCACTATTTTTTGCACTGAATACTGTCATTTTTAGGCAGCTTGGTCTAATTTTTCCGTAAACACATTAGTCGTCAATTACTACATTTGAGAAAACATCTGAGCATGACTATTCTCATCATGAATATTTTTTCCAGCTCGACCAAAGAACTTATCAAGCAATCACGCTTATTAGCTATAGAGCTGGGTCACAATTACATTTCTGCGTCCGATTTTATGTTGGCTGACTGTATGTATAACTCAAATAATTCCATCAAAGGATTTGCTTTTGATAATGAAAATCAACTTCAGCATTATATAGATAGCCAGCGCAAAGGCGGTGGTACTATTTTTGCCGACCTTAATCAAGAGCAATTACCCATAACGAAAGATTTGGAGACGATGATAAAGCTTTCAAAAAAGGAGATGAACTTGTATGGCCACTCAGAAATCCAGCCTTACCATCTGTTCCTTGCTTCGTTCAAAAGTAAATATCCATTACTTGTTCAAAAACCTGACGATAGCACTTCTATGTACGACAAACTTATCTCCTATTATCAATCTTTCGGTATCAATTTTACACTAAAAAATAGTAGCCCGTTTAGCAGACTCAAGCAAATATTGGGAATAGGCTAATTTGACCAATTGGTCTAATTTAGGTCAGTTGACCTTGAAGGATACTTATTCTTCATTTCTATTTCCTTTGGAATTTATTGCGTCGTACATTTCCGCCACTTGGGCAAGAGGGCTGTTATCTGCAAAATTGATAAGAACCACACAGATTTATTCAAAAATCATACCTTAAAAGGCGTTGAAAGAGATGCAGAAACTGAATTAAACGAATTTAAAAAAGGGACGCACATTTTACTTTTTGTGCGTCCCTTTCTTTTAAAAACTTGCCGTTACCGTTTTATAAATTTAAGTGTTCTATTTCCCTTATCTGTTATAATCTTCGCGTAATATACGCCGCTTGGCATTGAAGTAATATCTAAACTTTTAATGGAAGACCGCATAACTAATGTTCCGAGATTGTCCAAAATCAAAACTTCTTTGAGTATTGCATCTCCTGAAAGTTTCAGATTTAAGTAATTCTCTACAGGGTTTGGACTAATCGTAATTGAGATAGATTGATGTAATTCTTGATTTATTCCCAATACCGATGGAACTCTATGAAGGCTATCTGTAAACACAATTTCATCTGGATACTCACATCCTTCTATAGGAAACCTTAGTGTATTGACTCTTAGTGCGAATGGGTATGCTTGTGCGACATCAAACGAGGTGTCAAACGTTATCAGAGGTCCATCTTCACAGCCGGAGAAGTTTAATACATAGACCTGTGTATTCCCAGAATCCGATATATCAATGTGTGCACCTCCAATCAAATCTAAACTGGGGTGCTCTATTTCCAAGTATAACTTTACAGGAGTTACTGATGAATCTAAGTCAGCTCTAACAATGGTTTGTGCTTGTGACATTGTAAACAATAATACCAGAAACGTTACCAGTACTGTTTTCATATGAATGATTCGCATTGCTACTTAATTTTAAAAGTGTAACCGATATTAAGATTTAAAAATTGTCGACGTATTAAACCAATTGAACTTAGCTCCATTTTATTAAGTCCGTAATAGTATTGAATTTTTGCAAAGACTCCAAACGGCATTTCATACCCTACAGATGCACAAATTCCTACGTCAAATCGACTAACCTTATTGCCATCAACTCCAAAAATTTTGGCTTTTTCAATGGTTAAGCTATCCTCATTTACAGGCTTATTCCTAATCCAACTTTCTTTTACAGCTCTGAAATTGTAGCCAATATTGAGTCCGCTTTGTACCCAAAGACTACCATATCCCAGCCTTTTCTTGTATCCGATGTTAATTGGTAGTTGGAGATGTTGAAACCTATAGGTATTGGTGGAACCTGAAATAATGTCTTCTTCACTCCTAAAATTTATCCCATTTGCCACACAAAAAAGTCCGACTGTAATGGTCAATGGTAGTTTACCCTTTAAACCGAAACTTCCACCGACATCATACATGACACTATTCTGCAAACTTACCTTTTTGTCGGTTGGACGATAGAAAGAGTGTGTCATTCCAGTCTCAATCGAAAAGCTTCGACTTTGGGCAATAGCATTTGTATGACTATTAAATAGCAAAACTAATAAGCTACAAAACTTGAAAAAGAAAAAGTGTCTCATAAATTCATGAATATAAAGACCCCCTTTTAATCAAGGGGGTCTTCAACAATATTATATTAACGCAAAATGCATATAAGACGTAGTCCTGTTATTAACATGTGCTAAACCAAAAGCTGGATGAAATGAAATTACACTGAATCCCCAGCCTGCGAATGTCGCCATGTGCTTGCCAAAAAATCCCTTGTCGAAAAACATAAACACAGAAATCGTAGAATATCCCTTCACACTGCCGAGTTCATTGTTCCATGCGAACAGGCGAGGGTGTATTGCTAAAGGGAAAACCGAACTCGGGGTAGATTCTATTAGGTCGTCGTACCCTATGAAAGACCCTGCAAATGCCAAGCCGACAATCGACGGTATGGCAGTAGAGTTTGAGTAGTTTAAATATTACTTCCTAATTCAGCTGTCGGTTCAGCATTGATTTGATATCCGAGTTGCGTCCCTTTAGCTCTAATGGAATCTTGAGCTCTCTTTACACCTGTAAACTCATATCCATTAGCATCTCCCCATGCGAGATAATTAGCTTCTGAACTGAAAGTACGGATAGTGATAACAGCTGAACGAGTAGCTGTATTTCGAACGGCAGAATAAACAGGAAACTTATCTTCTAAGTCAGTTATAGGATTTGAAGATTGCCCATTGGAGTAATACTGAAATGTAATTTTATCAACATCTACTGAGTCCGCAGCTAATAATGCGGCCAAACCTGCCGTATCAGAACCGGACATTGTTCTCATACCACCCGACTGGTGAGTTGTTGTTGAAACTTTGGTTGGCTCTTCCTTCTTACAGGAACTCATTACAGCAACACTGAAGAGTCCAAGGATGCCTAACTTTAAAATGGTTTTTTTCATGTGAATTTTAAATTTTTAAGATTAATAATCTCCAATTCGAATAGAGTAATAGGTGAATTCGATGTAAATATATAAAAAATAAAATGAGAAAAGAATGAATACGTGGAATAACATTTTGATAACTCTACATGTCTTGACTAACCTTTTAATAAGGTCAAAAACTCATTCTGGAGCAAAAAAATAAATTCTCAATTCAATTTCATTGTGATTGATTGCCTGTAAACTTGTAGATAACAGACACATTTTTTGAAAACATCAGTATTTACTGGTGAGATTATCTCACCTTGAAA